CTCTTCGAGATGAGATCATTAAGAGGGCTGAAGAAGAACTAGCCCGTAACGCACCTAAGGCTGTTAAGGGTCTTCTGAGTGCTATGAATGAAGATGGTAGTGTACCCCGTGGGGATGTACGCCTGAAGGCTGTAGAGAGCATCCTAGACCGTATAGGTCTTGCTAAGAAGCAGCAGATGGAAGTGTCTTCGAGTGATGCTACACCTATATTCTTTATCCCTTCCAAGATGGAAGAGGATAAATAATCAACCTTCTTTATCCCAAGTAAGTCTATTAACAACGAGGAATAATCTCCATGTTGATCAAGTTTGCTAAAGCACTCAACTGGATTCTAAGTTTCATTGTGTGTGAGAATGTTCTTTACGAGAACAAGAAAGGTACGTACTACGTTACGTCTATCTACTCTATTTTTGGTGTACCTGTAAGTCAAGAGACCAAGAAGGTAAAAGATCTTGTGCTGAAGAAGGGGTAACACTAAATGGAGTTTAAGGTCCCCGGAGAATGGCGGGAAGTTAATCCCAACTTCGATGAGGATTTGGGGAAGCTCTTAACCACCCCTCGTAGAAGAATGACGAATGCTCCTAGAGGTTATCGTGTTAGTTATGAAGATAATATGTGTTATCCTATTCCTGAGATGATACAGAAGTTCTTAGTCCTCTTAGCTGATGTACGTTATACCAAGGCTAGATCTCTTCGTGATGCACTACAACAAGCACAAGTTATATGTGCAGAACACCAAGAAGATGGTGTTGATTACACCATAACAACTCAAGGTGGCCTATCCAACCTTCTGCTTAGGTTTGAGAAAGAACTAAACCTTACTCAGAAAGAAACTACTGCTGATCGATTAAAGAAGATCAAAGAAAGAAGGTGGAAAGAGGCAATAGCTGAGGGACGCAAAGCACCTGCTGTGTGTTACTCATCTAAAGAAAAGAAGAAAAGAGAGAAGAGAAAGAAGCTTACTTCTATTAATGAAGAGTTAAAGCTGGTTAAGGCTAAAGAAAAAAGGCTTAAGGCTAGTGCGGCTCGTCATGCTAGAGGTCTAGGTCTAAGTAGAGACCCATTAAAAGGCAATAGATATCTGAGTGATGGGTCTATTGATCCTTATCTTGTGCTCTATGAAGAGTGTGTTGAGGTCTTAGACTCTAAGAAACGTACTGAAAAGTACCGTAGATCTGATAATCTTATTGAAACTTACAATACAATGCTTGCTTCTGGTGCTCCAGATCTAGATTGTATGCAGGTTTATAGAGAGATTATAAGGAATAAGACCAACTATCAAGAGAGAAACGTAGCTTTTCTTCCTACTCCTAGGCAATATCGCTTCCTAGCTGCACCTGAAGACGTAGTTTTGTACGGTGGAGCAGCTGGTGGAGGCAAGAGTTACTCTCTTCTTATTGATCCTTTGCGTTATGCACACAAGAAATCACACAATGCTGTGCTAATCCGTAAGACTATGCCTGAATTGAACGAACTTATTGACACATCTAGGGAGTTATACCCCCTGATGTTCCCTAAAGCTAGGTTCAAAGAGGTTGAACACGCTTGGTACTTCCCATCTGGGGGTAAAATTAGGTTTGGTTACCTAGATAAGCCTGCAGATAAGTTCAAATACCAGGGTAAAGCGTTCACTTACATAGGATTTGACGAATTATCCCAGCATCAGACGGATGAAGGCTTCACTTACCTACGATCTCGACTACGTAGGACAGATGCTGACATATATCCGTACATTCGTGCTACTGCTAACCCAGGTTCACAGTGGGTTTATGACATGTTCATAGCTCCTGCACCTGCAGAGACACCATTTATCCTACCTGGTACAGAGAATGCACCCCAACCCTTACGGGTTAAGTTCATTCCAGCCAAGTTAGAGGATAACCCTCACCTAGATGAGGACGGTATGTATCGTACTATGCTACTTTCTCTACCTGAAGTAGAGAGAAGGCAGTTACTTGACGGTGATTGGCTAGCATCTAACGACAACATGTTCCCAGAATTCGATATACGTACACATGTTTGTGATCCTTTTTATGTACCTAAGCATTGGAACAGGGTAGCTGGTCTCGACTATGGCTACCGAGATCCCTCTGCTGCTGTATGGTTCGCAGTTAACCCGGAAGATCAAAGTATTGTTGTATATGATGAGTTCCTCGAGACAGGATTGACCGGAAGGGAGTTTTCTCTGGCCATTCGATCTAAGGAATCGGAGGAATTAGTACATGTGGATCATCCTATTGACTGGTCTGTGTTTGCTAGGACTGGTCATACGGGTCCAACAATTGCTGAGTCAATGCTCTCAGTACCGGGATTCCGGTTGCGAAAAGCTGACAAGAATAGAGAAGCTGGTTGGATCCAAATTCATGAACATTTACGAAAAGACCCACGTACAGGAGCGCCTAAGATCCAGGTGTTCTCGACGTGTAAGTCCTTGGTTAGACAATTAGTGTCGGCTAAGGTACATAAGACTAAACCAGGAGACCTCGATGATACTCGTAACACAGATGGTCACTGGGATCTTTTGGATGCCCTACGTTACGGTCTGATGTCAAGGCCTAGGGTAGAAACACTAGATCAACGTCTGGTTTCCTTTAAGAAGACCAATCGTTGGGATCAGATAAACAGTTACTTTACTTAGTGTCTATGGAGACTCTTGAATAAAAATGGCTAAGATAAACGAGAACAACGTAGAGGGTTTTACTCTCAATGATGTCGAAGACCGGGACCTAGATACTAAAGGTATCATGGAAGAGAACGGCCTAGTCTCGATGATGTCTCCCCTAATTGCAGACATTAAAGATAAGTTCAACGAAGCAGAACGTGCTCGTCAGAACCGTGAATACCAGTGGCTACGTAATGTTAACTCTTATCGTGGCCATGACTCTGCGGAAGGAAAGTTCCGTAATAGTGAGAAGTCTAAGGTCTTTGTCCGGACGACTACTGTTAAAGTAAAAGCAGCATACGCTCAGATTGTTGAAGCACTATTCTCTGATGGTACTTTCCCGATTGATATCTCTAGTACACCAATACCAGAAGGTACCAGCGAGTATGCCCATCTCAAAACCGATATGGATGTCGAGCCACAAGGTGCGAAACAAGAAGATCTTGGTGCGCCTGAAGGACCATTGGCAGGTATTGGTTTTGCAGGAGATGGGTTCGAACTGGCGCCTGGAGCTACTGCAAATAAACTAGAGTTCCTTGGTGGTCTCAAGGAAGAACTCTCTGATGAGTCAGGTGAGTCCCCTCTCCAAGAAGGGCCTACTAGGGATCCCAATCTCCCACAGATCTCTCCTGCGAAGGAGTCAGCTCGTAGGATGAAGAAGGTTATCCTAGACCGTCTCGAAGAGACTAAGGCTAGGACTGAGGTCCGTAAGGCTGTCTTCGAGATGTGCCTACTTGGTACAGGAGTTGTGAAAGGTCCGTTCAACATCAATAAGACCCTTCATAAGTGGGACACAGATCCGGATACTGGTGAGAGTGTTTACATGCCAGAAGAAGTACAGACTAATCGTTCTTCGATGGTCTCTACTTGGAACTTCTACCCGGACCCTAATGCCACTACCCATGAAGAAATGGAGTGGGCTATTGAACGTCACAAGATGAATCATGCTCAGCTTCGTTCTTTGAAACGTCGTCCCCACTTTGATAGTGGTGCGATTGATCGTTTACTTATTCGAGGCTTTGGTAACTACGAACGTAAATCCTTTGAACACACACTTGATGAGAAGCTTACAACTGAATCAGAAGGCCGTCTCTACGAAGTGCTGGAATACTGGGGATATATGGATCGTGAGATGCTCGAAGAATTTGACCTCCCTACTACGGAGATGGTTGATGATTTCGTTCAAGTTAATGTGTGGGTCTCTGGTAACGAGACACTTCGTGTAGTAGTCAATCCTTTTATTCCACAGAGGATTCCATACTACGTAGTGCCTTACGAAGTAGATCCATACTCGGTCTGGGGTACCGGTGTCCCCGAAGCCATGGAAGATACCCAAGCATTAATGAATGGGTTTGCCCGTCTCGCAGTAGATAACCTTGCACTTGCTGGATCTCTTGTCTTTGACATCGATGAGTCCATGCTAGTTCCGGGCCAGGACTTCACTATTGAACCTGGTAAAGTCTTCCGCCGACAGATGGGTGGGGCAGGACAAGCGATACACGGTCTTAAGTTTCCTAGCACTGCTAATGAAAACATGATGATGTTCGATAAGTTTCGTCAGCTAGCAGATGAGACTACTGGGATCCCCTCCTTTGCACATGGACAGATGGGTGTTATGAGTCCTACTCGTACTGCATCTGGTATGTCTATGCTGCTACAGAATGCCTCTCTTAATATTAAGACTGTCATTCGAAATCTAGATGATTTCCTTTTGAAACCTTTTGGTGAAGCTTACTTCCGATGGGAGATGCAGTTTAATCCAGATATGGATATCAAAGGAGACCTTGAGGTAAAGGCTACTGGTTCCTCCAGTCTGCAGGCTAAAGAAGTCCGTTCACAAAGGTTGAACTCTTTCCTCCAGATGGCAGCTAACCCAGCGCTTGCACCTCTTATCAAACTACCAACAGTTCTACGAGAGTTCGCTATCACTATGGACATCGATCCTGATGAGATCCTCAACAGTCCAGAAGAAGCTATGATCTACGCAGCGATTATTGGTAGGCAGAACATGGCTGCTCAAGGTGCCCCACAGGCAGCAGAGCAGCAAGCATCCGCTGGTGGTGTCCAGATCCCGGGAGAACCCGGCTTCACTGGTAACACTGAAGGTGGTGTAGAGCCGGGTATGGAAGGAGGTGAGTTGGGTGAACCAGCAGCAGCTTTCTAAACAATGCAAGGCTCTTGTAACAAGTCAGTGGTGGAGTGCACTTGATGACCTGCTCAGTCTCTGGGTCGAACAAGAATTAGGTCTACTCTGTCGTACTACTGACTTAGGGCAGATGCGAGAATCACAAGGAAAGATTAAAGCTTTTCGCATCTTACGCGCCCTTCCTGAAGAGATCGACCGTCTTCAAAGAGAAGCACGGTTGATCAAATAACTATAGATAACCAAAGCTACCCGAGTCAGCAAGCCCTATGAAGGATACCTTGTATAGATCTCGGCCTGAGGATAAATTTTAACATGAGTAATACTAGTAAATATAAACCACGTCCATATGTAAACTCCGTTGTCGGTGAACAACTCTACCATGAGGAAGTGGAACATACTAAGCTGAAAGAACAAAAAGAAGCCGAAGAAGCTGCATTTGACCCTCACGCTCCTGCAGGGCAGGGTACCCATGGTGCTGGCGACAAGGCCACCTCTTTAGAGGTTGATTACGAAAAGCGTTGGAAAGATCTTAAAAAGCATTATGATACGGAAGTCAGTAGGCTTCGGCAGAACGTTCGGGACTTAGAAGATTCTTCTACAGTGTCCTTTACTCCTCCCAAAACTGAAGAAGATTTGGAGAAGTTTCGGCAGCAGAACCCTGAATTCTACGATGTCATGCTATCACTGGCACACTCTCAAGTGACAAGGTCAGGTGATCAATTGTCAGAGATGCGCCGTAAGATCGAAGATATGGAACAGGAAAAAGCACTAGCCCTGATTGCTAGGCATCATCCTGATTTCGAGACTATTGTAAAAGATCCTAAGTTTAATGCATGGTTGGAAGTACAAGACTCCACCATTCAGTCTTGGGTTAAAGACAATCATGATAATGCCAACGCATTTATTCGTGCAATCGACCTCTATAAACTGGACGCAGGTATTACTAAAAGCTCTTCTAAGAAGCAGCTTAAAGAGACTAAATCAGTAGACACTTCCGCTGCACAAGATGTCAGTGTCTCTGGCAATTCTGTCACTGTAGGTGATACTGGTAAACGTATTTGGTCCCGTGCTGAAATCAAACGCATGACTCCTGCTCAATTCGAAAAGTTCGATGAAGAGATTACAGCAGCCATGCGAGAAGGCCGGATCCGATAGGATCTGTCGATCCGCAAGGATCTATCAATCCAATCAAAACAATATTCATACATAATAAGTTTTTTAGAGGTATTTAAAATGGCCAATTTTGCTGGCGGCTCAACACTTAACTTCGGCGGTGCTACCCCTAGTGGTAACTTTGTACCGGAGATTTTCTCCCAGAAAGCTCTCAACATCTTCCGTCGTCGCTCGACTGCTGAAGCTATTACTAACACCGATTACTTCGGTGAGATTGCTGCTTTCGGTGATACTGTTCGTATCATCAAAGAGCCGTCTATTACTGTAACAGCTCACCTGCGTAACGATACTGTTACCCCGCAGGCACTGACTGATGATCAGATCCTTCTGGTTCTGGATCAGGCTAACCGGTTTGCTTTCAAAGTAGATGATATCGAAGAAGCTATCTCCCATATCAACTGGATGTCTTTGGCTACTGATCGTGCTGCTTACGAACTGAAGCAGGCTTTCGATAACGAAGTCCTGGATTTCATGTCTGATGGTGCTCTGGCTGCTAACCAAGTAGGTGACGGTACTGTTGCTAACCTGACCGACCTGACTACTCCGGATGCTCTTCTGGATCAGATGGCTAACATGGCTACCCGACTGTCTCTGCAGGATGTTCCTGACGAGAACCGTTGGATCGTCATGCCGGTTGAAGCTGCTGAAATCTTGATGAAGGCCGGTTCTAAGCTGATCAACATGGACTTCAACGGTGGCTTCGCTACTCTGCAGAACGGTCTGGTTTCCAGTGGTAAGATCCGTGGTTTCAATGTCTATGTTACCAACAACGCTCCGACCCGTCTGCTGACCGGTACTCCGGACGAGACTCATCACGTACTGATGGCTGGTCACATGTCCGCTTGTTCTACCGCTTCTGCTATCACTCAGAGCGAAACCTTCCGTGATCCGAATACTTTTGCCGACATCGTACGTGGTCTCCACGTGTACGGTCGCTCTATCATTCGTCCGGAATCACTGACCACTGTTGAAGCTACCTTTACTGGTGCGACTCTGGTTTAATCTTAGTTTATCTAACTAAGTTGTTTTGTTCGACAGATGTCGGACTTTTTAGGAAGGGCGCACGTGGGTTTTTGCCCCTGCGCCTTTTTCTTTGTCTAATTGTTGGGATGTGTACTAATGGCCACAACTTATATCGATCTTGTTAATATTGCCTTAAGAGAGATCAATGAGGTTCCCCTAAGCACCTCTGCCTTTAATAACCCAAGAGGCCTACAGGCTGCAGCTAAAGAGATGGTTGCTAGGGCTCATCTAGATATTATTAATTATTCTAAAGAGTGGCCCTTCTTAAGTGCAGATGGAGACTTCTTCCCTACAGGTGTCTTATCTGTAGCCACTACAGCTTTACAAGGAACGTATTTATTCGATACTGACCTCAGTCAGGTAGACTGGGACAGTTTCTTTATAGTCTCTGATACCGGTACTTATGCACGTTCCTTAGAGACTATTGATGTTGACTTCTATACTAAGTATCTTAAACACAAGGATGAGGGAGATACTCAAGGTGGGGATCCCATCTTTGTTTATCGAACTAAGAGTGGAGATTCCACAATAGATGCTAATCCGGGAGGTTTCGGATTACATCCTATTCCTAGTGACAAGGGTTATACTGTAACCTTTGCCGGTTGGGAAGATCCTCATGCTTCTTTTAAGGTTCTTGAAACTTCGGCAGATACTATTCCATATCCTGAAAAGTATTATCCTGTCCTTATTGCTAGGGCCCGTTACTACTTGTGGCTCTTTAGAGAGAATGCACAACAATCTCAGATTGCTTTAGGAGATTATCAAGACGGTATCAAACGTATGCATAGGGATTTGGTAGACAAACAGTCTATTAAAATGAGGGCTGTGTAACATGCCTGCTCTGAAAATCAACACTCTGAAGAGCTGTAACATTATTTATCTGGGAGATCAATAATGCCTGAAGTAATGCAAAACATTAAGATCTCTTGTCGAGGTGGATTAGATCTAAATAGTACAAGTCAAGAACTTCTTAGCAAACCCGGCTTTGCCTCACGACTTACTAACTTTGAATGTGTATCTTCAGGTGGGTATCGTAGGGTTAACGGTTTCACTTCTTTTGGTACCAACCCTGTTCCAGGTTCAGGTATCATTAAAGGTATTCATATTTTTGATGAGACTATTATAGTAGCTCGGGGTGATCACCTCTATCATACCTTTGATACTATTACTTGGGTACAAGTAAACAAAGAAGTTACTGATGCTGACTTTGCAACTATTGAAGCAGCAGCAGAAGTCCCTATGGATGCCAATACTGTTAAAGTTCGTTTCGATAATTACTCTCAAGGTACTGCGCAAGAAGATAGGATTGTTGTAGCGGTAAATGGTTTTGACTTTGCTATGTACTTCAAAGTTACAGGAACAGATCATACTGATGCTACATATACTTTCACGTATATGGACGACGTTACTACCGGTACACCTCAAGGATGTCAATTTGTATCTATCTTCCGTGATCAAGCTTACATCTCAGGTCAGGAAGAGACTCCTAGTACTGTGTATGTTAGTACTATATTTGATCCTCTAACTTGGAATGGTACAGCTTCGTTACAAATTAGTACTGCCGATCCTGTTACAGGACTATTCCCTTTCAGGGAGAACATGATTGTCTTCTGTAAGAACTCTATCTTCTTCTTGCAAGGGGTGTCTGAACAGAATACTGTATTGAAGCCTATCACCAAGAAGATCGGATGTGTACATGGAGATACTATACAAGAGATCAGTGGTGACCTAGTCTATCTAGCACCTGATGGACTTAGGACATTGGCAGCGACAGAACGTATTGGTGATGTTGAGCTATCTACAATCTCTTCTAGTATCCAACCCTTGATCAATGAGATC